TCATCTGGTCAATATATTGAGCAAACAATGTCGTTTCCTGTATCTAAAAACGATCCACAGGGATGTATGGCCTGTTTAACGTATATGAGAAGGGGAGCTTTAGCTGCCGTTGTCGGTATTGTTCAAGCTGACGATGACGGCAATGAAGCGTCAGAAAAAGGCAAATCACCATCTATTACACCGCAACAGATTGCGTCTATAACCGCTTTAATTGAGCAAACGGGATCAGATGTAGAGAAGCTATGCGCTTACTTTAAAAAGCCCTCTATATCGCTGTTTGATCGTATGCAAGCTATGAACGCTATCTCTATGTTAGAAAAAAAATTAGGAACTGAAAATGTCAATCAATAAAGTTATTTTAGTAGGCCATGTCGGCAAAGAACCAGAAACCAAAGCATTGCAGTCTGGTGAATCATTAACCAACTTTAGTTTAGCAACTAGCGAAAAGTACAAAGATAAACCATCAGGGCAGTTTAGAGAAGCGACTGAATGGCACAACATTACCTGTTTTGGTAAGTTGTCAGAAGTAGCTAGTTTGTACGTTAAAAAAGGTAGTCAGGTTTATATCGAAGGCAAGATTAAAACAAATAAATACACCGATAAAAATGGTGTTGAAAAGTTTGCTACGAATATTGTTGTAAGTGTATTGCAGTTGTTGGGTAGTAAAGAAGCAAAAGAGCCGCCAAAAGATCGTGGAGAGATCAGTAATCATGCTTCGCAGTCTTTAGGTGAATTAGATGAAGATATACCCTTTTAGGTGATTTATGGATTTTATGATTCGTGAATATGCTAAAAATTGTTCTGACACATATATCGAGCCTTATGGTGTTGATGAAGAACGCACCGTGTACCAGTTTGACCAAGTGGGCTTAGCTCGCTTTGTCAATCAGGTAGCGCAACGTGCTGTCGATTTGTCAGAAGTTTTTACATATCAATAAATAACTAATTCATTAAAAATTCATGCACTTGCATGAAAGGTGTATTATTCACTTCAAAATCATAAAGGGGAAAAATATGATTGTTACACAAGAAAGTAATTCAGCACATTGGTACACAAAAGATGGTCAGCCTAGCTATACACGCATGGGTAAAAATGGAATGTTTCGCAATACAACGCTTAGGGATGCAAAAAAAGAAGGGTTGCTTCCATCTGTAACTACGATTATTGGATGCCTAGCCAAGCCTGGATTAGAACGCTGGAAACAAGAACAAGTCTTACTTGCTAGTCTTACCTTACCACGCAATGATAACGAGCCAGAAGCCGATTGGTTGACACGAGTAATACAAGATTCACGATCCACAGGTAAAGATGCAATGGAACGTGGTACTAATATGCACAACATATTGGAATCATATTTTAACCAAGAGTTTATGCCTGAATATCCTGATTATGTTAGACGCACAGAAAAAAAATTAAGAGATCATTTTGGCGATCATTTTTGGAAACCAGAGCAATCGTTTGCACATCCATTAGGTTTTGCAGGTAAGGTCGATTTACACTCGGAAGAAGGCATAGTGGTTGATTTTAAGACGAAATTATCCCTTGAAAACGCTGCCGTCTATACAGAACATATTTTACAACTAGTTGCTTATGCACATGGGTTAAATATGCCAAGAGCTAGATGTGCAATTGCATTTGTGTCCGATGATGATACGCAAATCCACGAAATAGATGAAAATGATTTACAACATCATTGGAAGATGTTTCAATGTTTAGTAACGTATTTTAAATTAAAGAATAACCTCAGTCTGGGGGAGTGAGCTTTACCCCCTTTTAGCTCCTTCACAACTCTCCCAGACTACCTTTATGTCGCATTTTTGCAAAACAACTAGGGATAAACCCTAATTATGCAAATATTTGTTGATAAATTAACAAAACTTAATTATTCTGTAATTGTAGTACTTAACAACACATTTAAAGGGGAATTAAATGCAAACATTTATTGAAGCAGTAATAGGATTTTTAGTAGTTGCAGGGCCAGCTATGATTATGTGGATTATTCAAAGGGGATGGTAATGTTAAATTATGACGCTTGGTTGACTACCGATACAACAGTCTATGCAGATGAAGATTTGGTTCGTGAACGCAAACAGGAATTGCTATATAACAATTCAAATTACAGCAATTGTTTGTTTGAAAACTTTTGTGAAGATTTAAATAATGCGACTATTGAAGAAGCTAGATCAATAGAAGAATATTTAGAAACAAAAGATTTTGAGAAACTGGGTCGGTTTTTGTATTGTATGTCGTATGAAAGACGTGAAAAATTAGCTGAAGAACGTGCCACAGAGGAATTTTTTAATGGAAAACTTTGAACAACAATCCGAGTATTGGAAACAACAGTTTGAATCTGCTATGAAGTTAATAGAGCAGCAACAAGTTCAATTAAGAGAACATAGCGAACAGATCAGACTATTAGAGCAATCATTGTTTGGAGGCCCTACTAAATGACCACAGAAGAATTGGCACAATTAATTGAAGATGCACACCCAAGAGGTTTTGTAAAAGATGCTGCTGATTTGTTACGACAACTCCAGGCAGAATTAGATGATTGCAAAGCGCAATTAGAAAAAGAAATAGAAATGCTAAAACAAATTATTGACGCAAACAATTTAAAGTCAGATATTGGGCAGTTTATAAGACCAATAGATGAACCAGTAGCGTGGATTGCAATAGGTGATAACACAAGTGTATTTTTTGATTTAGATTGTGCTTTATCTATTGATGACAACCCAACACCACTCTACACCCATCCAGCAAAGACACTAACAGATGGTGAAATTTTAAATATTTATCTTGAACAAACAAACGGAAACAAAGATTTAGACATACTTGAATTTGCAAAATTGATCTTAAAGAAAGCAGGTGAGAAATGATTGCCGCCAATATAGAAATACAGGTAGATGAAACACATACATTTGTAAAGATTTGGGGAGAAGGTATTGCTTTGGAAATTGCTGAAGAACTTGTAGATATAGCAAAGAATATGAATACAGAAACACTAATGGGTGTTGAAGTAATAAAAAAACAAACCAATTAAAGCGAGTGAGTGAGAAATGAAATTTAACTGTGGCGAATCGTGGTCAACTAAACAACAAAGACTGCAAGAGTGGCACGAATGGTTTGCTTGGCATCCAATACGACTTGGTGACCATGACTGTAGATGGTTAGAAAAAGTGCAACGCAAGGGTACTTTATGTTGGGGTGGATGGTCTGATTCTTGGTGGGATTGGGATTATAAGGCTATTGAAAACCCATGCAACAAATGTAACAACACAGGATGGGTATGTGAATGTCATCCTGATAAAGAAGCACACAAATGTTGTGGTGGTGCTGGTATGCCTTGTGAATGTACTAAAGAAAGCAGGTGAGAAATGACAAAACATCATGTCAATTTTCCATCTGACCATCTTAATTGTGAATACATAGCGATTAATGCTTATGCTACTAGCGATTGGAAAATACAAATTACTTTAGATGGTGATTATTATTTAGAAGAATTAGAAAAAATTGTTGCTTATGTTAAAACATTAGACGTAAAGAAAGAAGGTGAGAAATGAAAATATTAATTGATGAAGAAGAATGGTACCCAGTATTGGTAATTGATGATGATGAAGAAGAGATTAAATATTATGAGAATACTAAATTATGTTCTGTTTGGGTTGTAGATGTGCCTGACATATTGGTGTCTGAATACAAGTTTATATTGTCTCAATGGAATAAGGTTCAGGAGAAAATAAAGAAAATTGTGGATGAACAACAAATTGAAAGCGAGTGAGAAATGAGTAGAATTATTACAGCAAAAGAATTAGTTAATAGAATTATGGGACTATTAGAAGAATCTGTTGCGGATTTTCCTAAAGAAGAAAGGGAAGAGGCTAAATGCAGACTATTAAATGCTTTTAGTAAACAAATGTTTTATGGCTCAGTAAAAAAGAAAGCGAGTAAGAAATGAATGCAAATGAAAAAGAGTTGGGTTTGACTGAAGAAGAAATCAAAATTTTTGATTTAAACCTTGATGAAAGAGAAGAGATCATTGCGAAGGTTTGGTCAGAAATGAAAGATGCTTTGTGTCTGGATCATCGAACTTTTGGTCATCAATTGATTGAAGAAGTTTTTAAAAAAAGAGGTGAGAAATGAGTGATGAGATTTTAGGGTATCGCAAAATTGCAAAAGATGTTTGGCGACCAATTATTCAAAAAGAAGGTTATGTGGGTTTGACTACGGCATCTATGATGTTTTGTGGAAAATGCCGAGATGTTATATCAAGTATGGGCGGACCAAGCGACAATAATACAGTATGTGTACCTTGTTATGAGGAATCAAAAAAAATGAACCAACGAATTAAAAATATGGAAGCATTAAAGAAAGCGAGTGAGAAATGACAGCAAATGAACTAGCTGATTTAATTGAAAATGAAGATACTTTATGGCTTGAACCACATTTAGATGCAATAGTTAATATGCTACGTCAACAAGCCAAAGAAATAGCAATGCTAAAACAAATTATTGACGCAAACAATTTACAGTCAAATATTGGACAGTTAAAGAAAGCGAGAGAACAATGACAAAAGATATAGTAAATAGGCTTCAATGTAAGAATTGTGGCGATGTTATTGAGTCTAAAACTCGGCATGACTTTGTGTGGTGTAAGTGTAAATCTATTTTTGTTGATGGTGGTAACGACTATTTTAGGCGAGGTGGAGATCCTAAAGACATGATCGACCTTTCTGTTTATTTGGATGACAAAGAAAGCGAATCATAAATGAATCAATAGAGGCTTAATGCAACATATATGATACAAAGAAAGGCACAAAAAAAATGGTACGATTTTGTATAGGTATTGGGATGTTTTTATGTGGGATTGTAATTTTAATGACTGAAATCATAAGGGGAATAAAATGACGCAACATCAAATAATTGTAAAACTAGCCAAGAAACGCTGGATAAGCCCACTAGACGCATTTTTAGAAGGTGGTGGTATGAAGCTATCAACTAGGGTTGGAGAACTGCGTAAGGCAGGTTATACCATCGTTGATAAATGGCATAAATCAAAAGAATACAAACTTTATAAATGTATAGGAGAACCTAAATGAAAGCATTTCCAACAGAACATCCAATATCAGGATCATTGGGACTTTACGCAGATGGCATGGATTTAAGAGATTACTTTGCTGCTAAAGCACTTATGAGTATGTTAGCCCCAGTTCAAGATATTACAGAAAATACTGCTAATGTTGCCGCAACATGGGCATATAAATTTGCAGATGCAATGATGAAAGCAAGAGAACAATGAAAGCACATTCACATTCTAAATATTCAAATAACAATCCACCTTACAAAGATAAGAATTGGGTTTACAACGATTCACGCAATACTGTTGTAGGCAATACATTTACGAAACATGGATTACCTTATAAAGTAGTAAAACTTATTAGGTTTTAGTATTTCCGCATATTAGGCAATGGCGCATCTTTCTGATCTGAAGGATGTGCCTTGTCAGCAGGTAAACTCATGTGTTTGTCTAGCTTCTTTTCTAAACGCACTAATTCATTGTGTTCTTTTTTCTCATGCTCACGTTCAACTACATAGTGACCTTTTTTAGATTCGTAATGTTTGCCATCAATTTTAAAGTTTGCCATCTATAAATTCCTTTGCGTTGTTAAGTACATCTTGACATCTGTTTAACCATCCTTGACCAAATACACTAAATGTTTTAAGTGATCTATAAAACTGTTCTTTTTGCGTAGTAAATTTTGTTAGTAATCTGTCAACTGGAGTAATGTTTAATGCGTTTATTACATTAGGGCCAATCACACCGTCTGGCACACATCCTAATGACTGTTGCAAAAGACGCACCGCACGACCAACTCCCATATTAACCGCAGCATCAAACAATAAATAATCTAAGCCAATTGGCATTTTGTCGCACCCTGCCGAATCCCAATACAATGCTTTATAAAATGGTGTGACATCTTCTACAGTCAGTTTTGCCATTTCTCCATCTTCTACTGGTCGTTTAAGCCAAGTTGACCAAGCATTGCGAGTAACCCCACGCATTGTTTCCCCACCAGGATCAGCAGGATTATTAACATATAACCCTTCTGATTTAAGTACGCAAGCTAAGGCTTTATCAAAATTACTTTGCATTGATTACACCTTGTTCAATAATCCATTGTTGTAGAGC